ACAGACATGTGAAGGTTTTAAAGCACGTAGACAAGATGGAAATGGTTTTAAACAAGGTGAATTAACAGACATTCCAGGTTTACAAGAAATTGAATTAGAATTGGAACAAGGTAACGAACCAGTATACGCTGACGGAGTAAAAAAATTAAACTTATTCAGTGGTATTACTGGTGCAACATTATCTACAAACTTAATGGAATTAGATAAAACAGAGCGTACTGAATTCTTAGGCGTTAAAGTGGATAAAGGTATGGAACTTTATACTTCTGACTTAGTACCACCTTACTTGTCAGTATCATGGAAATATCGTTGTAACGATGGATCATACATCTACTATGGTTTAACTCGTGGTAACTTCAATATTCCGAACACTAAATCTTCTACTATGGAAGATAAACCAGAACAACAAGACCAAATAGAAATGGAAGGTTCATTCGTACAACGTGATACAGACAAATTAGTATTTGCACGTATTCATAGTGCAGACCCTGATTTTGATGAAACTGCATTCTACAATGCAATTCACGGTGAAGGTGCAGTGACGACTGCTCAAGAACAACCACAAGCATAATTAATGATTTAAGGCGACTGTCAAAGGTCGCCTATTTTTGTATACAAAAATAATTTTAAAAGAGGAGCAACATAACTATGGCTAAAGTAATTTTAAAAATTGACGGTAAAAATAAAACATTTGTAAAAGACAAATTGAATTTAGGTGCTATGAAAGCACAAGCAGAATTTGAGCAACAATTACAAAGCAGTTTCGGAGTGATTGGAGAATTACAAACACTTTATCGTAAACATCGTGGCATTCTAATGAAGATTGAAAAAGTTGAAGGCAAAATCGCAGAAACTGAAAGTGATGAAGAAGTAGAAAACTTATATCAAGAATTAGATGAATTAGAACAAACAGATGAATATAAAGATTTTCTTAATAAATCAGAAGAATTACAAAAACAAGCACAAGAAGAAACGGGAGAAGAAGATTTTGAACTTCACGATGAATTCGCTAATTTATTAGTTCGTGTATTCGATAATCAATTTACTGTAGATGAAGTATTCGACGGTTTAGAAGTGGAAAACTCATTATCAGAAACATACAGCAAAATCTTTGCAGGAAATAATGCGGGAAAGCCCAAGAAAAAAGCGACTACAACAAAAACAAAACAGCAGACGACGTAGTTCAAGATATTTATGAAGTATACCGTCATTTTATTGAAGAAGCACAATACAAGCCACATGAGGTTGATGCCATTGTAATGGAAGATTTCAATAAATACTTTAATACGAAAAAACGTAAGCGTAAGGCTAGTAAGGTAGCAGAAGCAGGAGCGTTAAGCCCTGAACAAATGATGGCAATTCTATAAAAAGTAAGGAGGTGGGATAATGGCGAATTTTAATTTAGGGGCGGAGGTTTCGCTCGACGTTGACCCGTTGCAAGCCTCCAAACAAACCTTAGAACGTAATTTAAAAGATATAAATAAAAGTTTAAGAAGTCAACGTGCTGAATTCAAAAAGAATGAATTAAGTGCAGAACAATTAGCAGAACGTGAAAAATCTTTAGGGCGCGCAGTTAAATTGCAAGAAGGTCTGCTTGAAAGACGTAAAAAAGATTTACAAAGCGTTAGAGATGAAATGAGTAAGTCTAATGTAGTTACTGACGCGCAAAGAACCAAATTACAAAGTGCTTCACGTGCAGTACAACAAGCAGAAAATCAACTATCTAATTACAATAAAGAATTGAAAGAAACTGAAGTCGCTTATAAACAGTTCAATCGTTCTACTGATCAAGTAAAAAATAGTCTTAGAGAATTAAAGAATAGAGCAAAATCGAGTGAAATTGCTTTTAAACAATCCACACGTTCGGTTGATTCATATAAAGATCACTTAACTACAATGAATTATACGATTAGTAAATCTAAAGGCAATATTGATTTACTCAAAAAGAACTTGCGTGAAGTTTCTAATGCTCACGGTTCAGCTAGTCGTCAAGCAGACAAGTTAAGAAATGACATCATGAAAGAATCAATTGCAATGCAAATCGCACAAGGTCGTGCAGATGAATTAGCAGATGAATTAAAAGAAGTTGAAAGACAACAACGCAAAGTTGCGCTTGCAGGAGCAATGATGGCAGCAGGCTTTGCAGGTGCTCGCGGTAGCATGGACAGAATTGCTACCACATTAAGAAGTTTCGGCGAACTTACTCAAGGTATTGTGGGCGGAATCATGGCCACACAATTTGCAAACTTAGTTCCTATTATGGGTTCTGTTGTAAGTGCAGGCGCTGGTATAGGTGGTATGCTTACGTCGTTAGCTGGTGGCGCAATCGGATTAGGTGGTGCCTTTGGTATTGGCATGGGTGCTATCAATGCGTTTGCAGGACAAGCCACATATGCACTAAAAAAATTAGAAGATGGCGAGTTAAGAGTAACAAATGAAGTAAGAAGTTATCAAAGCGCTTTAAATGGACTTAAAAGTAGTTGGGACGGGCTTATTGCTCAAAACCAATCTGCTATTTTTAATACATTAACAAATGGTATTAAAACAGCTAACTACGCATTAAGAACACTTAACCCATTTTTAACTACTACGGCTAGTCAGATTGAAAATATGAGTGGTCGTATGCATACGTGGGTCATTTCTTCACAAAACGCTCGCACTGCATTTAGCATCTTAAATAATCAAGGTACAAAAGCATTTGGCAATTTATTAAATGGTGCGTATCACTTTTTTGATGGTACAGTAGCCGTATTTAATAAGCTTAGTCCATTATTTGTGTGGGCATCAAAAGGCTTTGAAAATATGGGGCTCTCATTTAGAAGATGGGTGAATAGTGTTGAAGGATCTAATGCAATTAATAGTTTTGTACAATACACAAAAACGAACTTACCTATTGTAGGTAGAATATTCGCTAACGTTTTCAGTGGTTTATTCAACCTATTTGGTGCATTCGCAGGTCATTCCCACAATGTATTGTTAGGAATTGAAAGTGTAACGGAAGGTTTTAGACAATGGAGTGCACAACTAAAAAAATCTGACGGATTCCAACAATTTATTAATTATTTAGAAACAAATGGTCCTAAAGTATGGAGTATTGTAAAAAACATTTCTATGGCACTTTGGGGATTGATTAAAGGTATGGCACCCGTTGCAAGCGTGACTTTAAGTTTAACTGCTGCAGTTACGCAATGGCTAGCTAGTATGACAAATGCACATCCGTGGATTGGTAAACTTCTAGGTAGCACAGTAGCTTTAACAGGTGCGATGATGTTGTTCTTGAAACCTATATTTTTAGTAAAAGGTGCATTGACTGGTATGCGTGGCGCATTACTTGCGGTGACAGGAGCAGAAACATTACTAGGTAAATCTGGCGCGTTTGCTACCTTAGGTATGAAACGACAAGCAGTACAAGCTAGAATTACGGCTATTGCTACAAGAGCTTGGTCAGTTGCAACTAAAGCTGCAGCATTAGCAACAAGAGGATTAGGATTAGCCATTAGATTTTTAAGCGGCCCAATCGGTTGGATTGTTACAGCAATAGGCGCAGTCATTTTCATAATAGTAGAATTGTGGAAACACAATGAAACTTTCCGTAATTTCGTTATCGGTGCATGGACAGCAATTAAAAATACGGCAATATCCGTTTTCGGTTTCTTAAGACCTTATATAGTTGGTATTTGGAACGGAATCAAAACAGCATCATTAGTTGTATGGAATTTAATGAAAACCTCTGCAACCCTAACGTGGAACGCAATTAAATTCGCGATACAAAACCCAATTCAAGCCTTAAAAAACGCCCTTTCATTTATTTGGAATGGTATTAAAGCTAGTGCTTTATTTGCGTGGAATTCCATAAAAGTGGGCGTCATGGCGATAATTGGCGGTTGGTTAGCGTTAGTTCGTGCTAATTTCGCTATGTGGAGAACTGTTATCACTGGTGTTTGGAATGGAATCAAGTACGTATCAATAGCGATATGGAACGGTATTAAAAACGGTGTAATGGCTATCATTCGCGGCTGGATTGGATTAATAAGAGCTAGCTTTAATGGTTTGCGTGGTTTCTTTAGTGCAATGTGGAACGGTATAAAAAGCGTTTCTATAGCTATTTGGAATGGAATAAAGAATGGCGTAATAGCTATTGTACGGGCTTTAGTAGGCAATACTAAACGAAGTATAGCCACATTACGTAGCTTTATTTCTGGTGTATGGAACGCAATTAAAGTTATTTCATTACGTGTATGGAATGCTATAAAAAACGGTGTAATTTCTGCCGTTCGCGGTCTATCAAGTGGCGTTCGTAAAATCATAGGAACGTTACGCGGTTGGATCATATCGGCTTGGAACTACATTAAAAATAAAGTAGTTAATTTAGCTAAAGCGCTTGGTAACGGTGTCAAACGAGCTTTTAATAGTCTTTGGGGAGCAGTCAAAAAAATATTTGGTTCTATACGTAATTTTGCAGTTAAAACATGGACATATATTAAAAATAAAGTTATTTCACTTGCAAAGGGACTTTATAGTGGTGTGAAACGAGCTTTTACTGGCACTTGGAATTTTGTAAAGCGCGTATTTAATAATATAAAAAACTTTTCTGTAAAAACATGGAATTATATTAAAAATAAAGTAGTTAGTTTAGCCAAAGGATTATATAACGGAGTCAAACGTTATTATGGTAATTTATGGAATAATACAAAATCTGTATTCGGTAAATTACGTAGTTGGTTAATTAAAACTTGGAAAAACATCAAAAGTTCTGTAGTAAACCATGCTAAAGGTTTATGGAGTGGTGTTAAAGGAACTTGGAGTAGATTAAAGAGTGGCACAAGTTCAACATTTGGACGAGTAAAAAGTGACACTATTTCTAAATGGAAAGGTATGAAATCTTCTGTAACTGGTTTAGCCAAAGGTTTATGGAGTAGCGTTCGTAATACCTTTAGAAATATGGCAAGCGGTCTTAAAACTTTGATCGGCAGAATTAAAAGTCACATTAGTAATATGGTTGGTGGCGTCAAAGGTGGTTTAAACAAATTAATTGGTGGTGTTAACTGGGTAGCTGGTAAATTAGGTATGGACAAACTACCTACATTAAAATTACACACAGGTACTACTCATACACAAAAATTTGTTACTAATGGCAAAATCAATCAAGATACTTTAGCTACGGTAGGAGATAAGGGACGAGGTAATGGTCCTGGTGGTTTCAGACACGAGATGATTCGTTACCCTAATGGTAGAACTGCGATAACTCCTAACCGTGATACTACTGCATTTTTACCTAAAGGAAGTCAAGTATATAATGGTGCCCAAACACATAGTATGTTAAATAATCACCCTGCATTCGCGACAGGTACTTTGCCAAAATTTGCAAATGGCACACTGTCTAGTCTTTTAGGTGGAGGTAAAAAACCTAAAAAACATAAACACGATGATAATCTAGTGGGAGACGTAGCCAACGGCACTAAAGCCTTAGCGGGTAAAGTAGTAAATGGAGGCAAAGCAGTAGTTAGTAAGACTTTAGAAACTGCAGGCAAAGGCAAGGATTGGCTAAAAAGTGCAATCGGTGACGTTATGGACTGGTTTGAAAAACCTGGTAAATTGGTAGATAAGGTACTTGAAGGATTTGGTGTCAGTCTTGATGGTTTTGGTATAGCCAAAAGTGCAGAATTACCATTTAACATGATGAAAGCAATGTTCAAAAAGTTAAAGACCGGAATAAAAAATAAGTTTACAGAATGGTTTGATGAAGCCGGTGGAGGCGAAGGTGGTTGGGTTGATATTAGTAAAGGTGTTAACTTCCCATTTAGTCCACACGGACGAGCACCTGGCTATCCATTCCCATATCCACATATGGGTGTTGATTTAAATTATGTATATGACAAATTGTATTCAACTCATAATGGTACAGCTACCGCAAAAACAGGATATAACGGTGGTTTCGGTAACTCAATGTGGATAAAATCAGGTATTTATGACATCATATACGGTCACATGAGCAAACTTGCTTTCCGTGGATCTAAAAAGGTGCATCCAGGTAGTTATTTAGGTGTTTCTGGTAATACAGGTATGAGTTCGGGACCACATTTACACTATGAAATGCGTAAAAATGGTAAACCTATAAATCCTATGCCTTTCTTGAAAAAGCAATCAAAAGGCGGCGGTAAATCTGGAGGTTCAAGAGCTGCAAGTAAATGGCGTCCAGAAATTATCAAAGCTTTAAGAGCTAATGGATTACCGACAAGTAGTAATTATGTCAATGCTTGGATTAGACAAGTTCAATCTGAGTCTGGTGGTAATGCAGGAGCAAGACAACAAGTGCAAGATGTAAACAGTGGTCCAAACGCTGCAAGAGGTTTATTACAAGTTATACCTACAACATTCGCAGCAAATAAATTACCGGGACACGGCAACATTATGAACGGTTTAGACAACGCAATGGCTGCAATCAATTATGCCAAAAAACGTTATGGTAAATCAGGCATGTTACAAGTTATCGGTCATGGTCATGGTTATGCGAAAGGTACCAAAAATGCTCGTAAAGGTTTCGCTAACATCTTTGAAGAAGGTGGAGAAATAATGCGAATGCGTGGCGGCGAGACAGTTATACCGAATGATGTATCTATTGAAGCATTCAAACAAATTGCTAACAGTGATATATTTGCACGTACTCAATCGGCAGTTTATGAGGCTATCTCACGCTATGCGGATGAAATCAGACAAGATAAAGCACAAAAACAACAAGAACAATACCGTAAAGATATGGAATATCAAGCATTAAAAGAACAAAACAGTAAATTAACATCTCTCGTAGATAAAATGGATACAATCATCTCATCTCTACTTAATATTGAAGATTCAAGCGAAAGAACTGCAAATAAAAAAACAGTAATAGATAAATTCAGTCATGAGAAAGAAGTAAACAATATTGTGGACAAGAGAGAACGTAATAAAGTAAGAACTTCAAAATTTAAACCAAGATTAACTTAGAGGAGGTGGTATTTTGAGCGATGCTTTAATTATTAATGATAAAAAACTAAATGATGTTTATATCGAAAGAGGGTTCAAAATACCCTCTTTTAATTTTGCTTTAGAAACTGAAGAAATTTCAGGACGATCTGGTGCAATTTTAAAAGATAGAAAATTAGGTGCGTTAGAATTTGATTTACCTTTAATCATTAGAAATGATGTACATACTGAACAAGGTAAAGAAAAAACACATGATGACGTTATTAATGAATTAGTAAAGACATTCAACCATGATGAAACAGTAAAATTAAGATTTGAAAGCCAAGATTGGTATTGGAATGCGTATGTAATTGGACCATTTGAATTTGATAAAGATGTAGGTATGCAAGCAGAATTAACATTAAAAGTACATGTTTTAGACCCATACAAATACGCCGTTGAAGGCACCAAAAACACTGCTATTTCAGACCAAGTC